TTTTTATCTTGAGCCATGTCAGCTTTGCCACCATCTTTTAGTGCAACGCCCATTCCTCTTTTAGCAACTCCGCCGCCTCTAAGTGCAGCACCCATTCCTCTTTTAGCAATTCCACCACCTCTGAAAGCTGGTCTTGGTCTTTGTGTATAATCGTTTCTCATAATTTACTCCTTATCATTATTAGTATAGTTGGTTGTAGTTCTATTTGCAAGAGTTCTTGCAATAGATTCTCCCGATCGCCCAACCACATATCCGCCTAGGCCAATTTGGAGTAAAGTCCAAACATCGCCTGGTAATTCAAATGTAATTATGCTTCCAGTGAATATTTTTATAACAGGTCCTAAGATATAATTCCACACTAAAATAAAGATTAAAACATACATTAATAAAGGTCTCCAGCTAGCTGCAAACCAGCCTGCTTTAGCCTCTGCTTCTACTATAGAAGCTGCAGCTTTAAGTTCTTCAGTATGAGATTGTAATAATTCTGTTTGTAATTGAGCTTTTAATTTTTCTTGTAAATCTTTATCAGGAACTGCTTTTTCAATAGTGCTAAAAAGAATTTTAGCTAATGGTGCTATAGCCCCTAATAATGGGAACATATTAGAACCACTTTGCTTTAGTTCTTTTTTCTGGCATCATTCTTCTTTGGCCACGAACTTGTTGTTCTTGAGTTTCTAATGGATTAGAAACTTCAACATCAACTCCACCCTTCATGTAACCATCTTGATTTGTGAATTGTGAAAAATCTACATCATGAGCTTCTGCTTGTACTTGATTTTTAGTAGGTGCTATAACTTCCCCACCTTTAGCATATCCCTTAGTTGATTTTCTTGCTTCAGATAAAGCAATAGCAATAGCTTGTTTTGGATTTTTAACTATTTTTCCAGATTTACCAGAATGTAATTTTCCTGTTTTAAATTCGTGCATAACTTTACCAACTTTAGTTTGTTTTTTCATAATGTTATTATACTCCTTTTATTGTTTTTTTTCAACCTTAGGATTTAATGTTTTTCCTAATACTGTCTTTTCTATTGATGTTTGAGCTCTCATATTAGCTAAATGCTCATTTTGCTTCATCTTTTCGTCTTGTGTATCCCTATTCATTAATACTTTTAAGGTATTTAAGTTATGATGTTGTTCACCTTCTTTTGTTTTTCTAGCATTTTCTTGTGCCATTAAATCTAATTCTCTAGCTTTAAGAGCAGTAAGAGGGTCATTACCAAATTGAGAAGTTATATCTTTTTCTTCTTTTAAAAACTCTTCCATAGATTCAGCTATGATTTCTGCTTTTCTAGATTCAATTCTTTCAGATAAAGAACGAGATTGCATTTGTACTTGTTGAAGAGCTTGTGGGTTTTGTTGTCCGGCAGATTGCATTTGTTGAATCTGTTGATTTAACATTTGTAATTGTTGTAATTCATTTTTAAATTCTAACTCTGCATGTTCTTGTGCCATAATTGAAATATGTTCAAAAATATTTTTTTCTAATGAGCCCATAATCATTGGAGCATTCTTTGCAAGATTAGTTCCCATAAAACTTAAATGTGACATGATATGAGATCTATGGTCTTGTCCCGGGAAAGCTTGGAACGGTTGTCCTGCTAAAGCCGCAATATGTTCTAAAGCAGGATCCTTTGGTTGTGGGGGTTGTGGTTGAATTAAAATTCTATCTATATCTTTAACACCTAATGCTTCATACATATTTCTATAAACTTGATATTGATTATGTAGTTGAGGGTTAGATGCAGCTAATTGCATTTCAGTTTGTGCTAAACTAATTCTTTGTGTTTGTGAAAATATATTTGGATCTGCTACAGGAATAACTGCAACATTATCATTAAAGTCAGCTTGTTTAATTTGTCTTGCTCCACCTATAACATCATAAGGATATACAGGAGGTAGATATAATTTAAATAATCTAGCTAATGAATTAAATTCTTGTTTTAAAGATGCATACATTCTTTTATGAATAGCTGACATAACTCTTGAGCCACGTTCTAATAATGCAACTGTTGTACCAACGGCAGCTGCTTGATTACCATCTCCTACTTGCATATCAGCAATAGAAGCAAATCTTTGACCTGCTGCAACAACTGTTCCCATTAAAGATAATAATGTTTGCGAAGGTTCTTTAAATGGTAACATCATAAATGCATCTTTTAAATTTCCATTAGGTGCATCTACATCTCTAAATTCACCTGGTTGAATTGGTTGTGCATCATCTCTAACTCTAATACCACGCATTTTAAATCCTGCTGGTAAATTAGCTAAAGTTCCTGCATCTAATAATTGTCTAAGTGCTGATGTTGCTGTACGTGACAATCCACCTATCATATGTATTAAACCAAATCCATAAAATCCTAAACCTGGTAAAAATTTAAAATGTACAAAATATTGTATTTTATTTTTCTTAGTATCAGTTTGTTCCCAGTTACGTCTAATAGATAAAACTTCTCTTGAGTCTTCTTCAATTGTTACAATATAGGGAAGTTTAATTCCAGAGGGCTCACCATTCTTAGGATTGATATCTTCAAATCCTTCGATATCTAAATTGATATGAAATTCTAATAAAGTAAAAATATTATTGTCCGATGTTTTACGAATTCCTTCTAGTTCATTTTGTTTCTTTTGAAGATCAGTTTGTATTCCATCTGGAGCAGTTAAAGGTACATCTTTATAAAATCCAGCTACTTGTTGTTTGCGTAAATCATTCTCTGACATTTTAATAATGTGAACAATTGCTTCTGCATCTTCTAATGAAGTCGCTGAATAAGGAACTACTAAATCTTCAGCAGGAATAAATTTAGATACAGGTCTTCCAAGTAGTTCATCATAATAAACTTTTTTAAATGTAGATCCGGATAAAGGTAAATAAAATAACATTTGATCAAATTCAGATTCATATTCTTTCATGACATCCATAATTTGATAGTTCATAAAATCTTTAACACGTTGTGCTTCTTGTTCTCGTTGCACCGTACTTGCTCCTATAATCTGAGTTCTAACTGGGCCGTCGGCTGGAAGAAGTTCTTTATAAGCTTGAGCTTGAAATTGTGTTACGGCTTCCGCTAGCACGGGATGCGTGGCGCCGGAAGCTCCTTTGAATGGTTCTGTTCTTCTCTCGTATTTAAATCCTAATAAATCTAATCCGTCTGTATATGCTTTTTCCCAATCTTGTCTTGATGTTTTATATTGTTCATAGTCATCACATAACTCTGATCCAATAGGACCTAAGATTTGATCATCTAATGATTCAGCTAAGTTAGCAAAATGATCTACAGGTTGTTGTGGTTTATTTTCGTTTGGATTAAAATTTATATCTGCACTACCATCTTCATTTTGAACAACATCAGTTAATCCAGATTTTGGAACATTATCAACTGCAGGTTCTACTTCTTGACCTGGTGTTGAAATATTCTGATTAACGTTTGGTAGTGACTTGTCTATAGTTGCCATTATTATTTTTCTCCGAAGATATTACCTTAACCTTTTTATCAGGGATATTCAAGCCTTGTGGGCATGGACCTCTTAAAGGAGGTATAGTTGTTGTTAGTTTTTTAGTCAAATAATTACCCTGTTATCCTTCTACTATGTAAATCTAAATGCACAGGTGTATTTTTATGTTGACCTTCAATAATACCTCTTTCCTGTCTTATCTTGTTTACATGTTTATTAGTCAACTTACTTTCAAGTGGTGCAATATCACTTAATGCAATTGAAGGATGAACTTCTGTATATTTAGCTTCAGCTCCTATGCCTTGAGTTTTAGGATCATCATTTTTAAAAGTATGAGCTCTTTTCTCAATATATTTAAAACTTGCAGGTATTGTCATGATAATATCTTTATCTTTATCAACATGAGTTTGTGGTGGAGTATATTCCATACTAAAAGTTGCTTTCTTTGTTTTTGAATGTGGGTAAGCAGCATTAGGACTTTGTACATCTACTCGTATCTTGCCGCTCGCTTCTATATACATAAATATATGTTCATTACCTAAATTTAATTGTTTAACAATTTCATTGTTAGAATGAGGAACATGTCTAGTTACATTAATTCCATCTTTCTCAACTCTATTAACTAGCGTCGGGAACCAAGGGAACATATTAGATGTTGGAGCAATTTTAATTTCACTATCAATAACTTTTATTGGAGTTTTAATTTTTGTAAAATTAGATTTAACATGTTTTAAAGAAGCTGTAGATAATTTATCTCCTGAATGTAATTCAGAAACATAAGCTCTAGGTTTAATTATTTTCATAACATCATCTTCTTTTTTCATAGGACCTTGAATCACGGGACTAGCAGAGTCATAAGGAGTTTTAGGATTAACAGGAGTTCCTTCAAAGTTTCCTGTAAACAAAGATTTAAAATCTGGAACACCTCCATCTGCAAGAGCAGGAATAGGAAGTGGTTTATATAAGTTAGGTTTAGATATAAATGACTTAGGTTGTTTAGTAAAATATTTAGGATTAATTAATTGTTTTATAAAACTGTTGTATGTCATACAAATAATAT